AGCACCGATTTACCCCCTAAGCTGATTTTGAAAACATGGGTGGATGTTTTGAGAGATTTTGGAAGTACGGCAAAAACGGTCGAAGGAAACGAGGGTGGCAAGTGCAACCACAGTACCCGGCTTGACACATACGGATGCGGATGCAGCCATGATTGCAGTTATTGTTATGCCAAAAGCCTGCTTGAATTCCGCAATTTATGGCATCCAGATGCCCCATCGATTGGGGATATATCGACAATAGCCAAAGAAGTGCGGAAGCTGCCGAAAGGGCAAATAGTACGGCTTGGAGGCATGACAGATTGCTTTCAGCCTATCGAAGCCCTCCACAAAATTACGCACAAGACCATCCGGCTGCTCAACAAGCGGCGGATTCCTTATCTGATTGTCACCAAATCGGCTCTTGTTGGCGAGTACACGGATGTCCTGGACAAAGAACTGGCACACATTCAAATCACGGTCACAACGCTGGATGATGACTTGTGCCGGACATATGAAAAGGCGAGCCCGCCAACGGACCGGATAAAAGCCATCCTTAAATTGCAAGGCATGGGCTACGATGTGGCACTCCGGCTATCACCATTTATGCCAGAGTATATGGATGTCGAGCGGCTGAATTATCTGGGCATCCGCAAGATCTGTGTAGAGTTTCTCCGGGTGAACAGCTGGATAAAGCAATGGTTTGATGTTGACTATTCAGAGTACACCGTCAAGCAAGGCGGATATCAGCATCTACCATTGGAGACAAAGAAAAAGTACATCAGCAAGCTGAAAGGATTTGAAGAAATGACAGTATGCGAGGATGAGGACGAGGCTTATCAGTATTGGCAAAAGCATTTCAATCACAATCCGAATGATTGCTGCAATCTGAGAGGCATCAATGAAGCTTAAGGTAGAGTATGTGCCGATTGGGAGCGTTAAGCCCTATGAGGGCAACGCAAAACTCCATCCGGCAGAACAAATTGAGCAGATAAAGGAAAGCATCCGGGAGTTTGGCTTTTTAGATCCGATTGCGGTTTACAAGGACGGCAAAGTAATCGAGGGGCATGGACGGCTGATAGCGGCCACAGAATTGCACATGGACAAAGTGCCTATCATCCGGCTTGATGAACTGACGGAAGACCAGCGGAAAGCTTATATCCTCATACACAACAAGCTGACAATGTCCACGGGATTCGACATGGATTTGCTGAATCTGGAATTAATGGACATTGAAGACATCGACATGAGCCAGTTTGGCTTTGACATCGAGGAGTTTGATGAAAGTCTGGGAGATAGTGATGATGGCGGATATTATGGCGATGAGCGTGAGCGGACAAACAAGACTTACAATCTTGACATTGCCAACGACACCGTGATGACGGACGATTTCTGGCAGATGCCAATCATCCGCAATGACAGATTTATCCCAGAGCGGTTAATCGGATTTAACTATGCACTATCGAGTCGGGACAAAGCCGCCGGAATCCATTTCTATGTAGATGATTACCAGTTTGAACGGATCTGGGCGGCACCGGAAAAATATGTGGATGTGCTGGCACAGTATGAATGCCTCCTGAGTCCTGATTTCAGCCTTTACATGGATATGCCGATGCCTATGAAGATTTGGAATATCTATCGGTCAAGGCAGATTGGGGCATATTACCAGAGCAAGGGCATCCGGGTGATACCGACAATATCCTGGGCGGAGGAAAACACATTTAGGTTTTGCTTTGCCGGGATTCCAAAAGGAAGCATCGTATCCATCAGCACCGTAGGTGTTAAGCGGAGCGAGGATGCATTGCAGATTTGGAAAGCCGGAACGGCAGAAATGATGAGGGTTATCGAGCCGTCAGCCGTGCTTTTGTATGGCGGTGCGGTCGATTACGATTTTGGTGATACGAAAGTGGTTCTTTATGACAACGAAGTTACGAAGAACTGGAAAAATGAGGTATAATTATGGGTGGTAGAGGATCGAATTCCAGTAACGCTGGCGGCGGAGGCGGCGGAACCGGAAATTTGGTGGCTGCATTCGGAAATGCCAATACAGTATTTGGTGCATCTGGACAGTATAACTCATCGCTGAGTCTTGCACCGTTTCAAACCGTTGGAGATTATACGGACAACAATAATCAGAATCTTGTAAAATGGCAAGGACAGACGGATGATAAAGCCGCATCGTATTTGCATAAGATTGATGCGAGTGATTCTACTAGTATGGCTGATCTTAATCAGATTCAGGCGGCCTCTGGTGATCCGTATGGATTCTATAATCTCCCAGCACAGCGGTTTATATCCAATATGGGCTTGAACGCACAGACAACAGTTTTGTCAGAGGCTGATTTCAACAACTATGTTCAGCAGACAGGCTCAACAGTTCTTTATAGAGGCTGGTCGAACGGTGCCGGATCTGTCACTAAGTTTAACACGGCGGTAAATAATCACGTTGGCAATGGCATCAGCGGTGACGGGCATTATTTTGCACCGAGCGTTAGCACGGCACAAAACTATGGTAGTGTTATTACAAAAGCGGCACTATCTCCAAATGCTAGAGTAGTCAGTTTGCAAGATGTAAGAGCACAGATTAATAAATCGAGCGGAAAACTGAGGGGTGCATTAAGTAAAGCCGGAAGTTTGGGCAGCAGAACATACGGTCCGAATCAGGGCGAAATGCAGATGGCTCTTAAAATGGGATTTAACACAATCGATGCGGGTTGGGCTGTAGTACCGATAACCAGAGATGCGGTTGTTGTGAGTGCAAAGAGAGTGAGGTAAGAGAGATGGCAACAGAAAAGCAGAGGGTAAAAAACACGCTAACTGAATGGAGAATGGACCGTGAGTATATGGAGCGGATGCTCAATGATCCGAAATCCTCAGCGGAAGACAAAAAGTATGCGAAACAGCGTATCAAAGTTGCCGATGAATGGATCGGAAAGATTCTTAAAGAATATCCTGATTTAAAATGATGGACATCGAAACAAGGGCAACACTTGAAAGGCAACGGATAGAAACGCTGCTTTTTAATTTCGGAGTTTCCCAGGACCGTGTAGCACTTCTGGAGACGGTCATCGAAAATGTGTCCTGGATGAAAGTGAAACTAGATGACACAAGGGAATCCATCAAGACAACGGCGGTGGTCATTCCGTATGACAACGGCGGTGGTCAAAAAGGACTCCGGGAGAATCCGCTTTTTAAAGGCTATGAGAGCCTTTTTAAGGCTTATATGTCCGGCATGGGTAAAATATTCGATGCCTTGCCCCAGAGTGCCGTAGAAGCCGAAACAGAAGCCATAGAGAAGCCAAAGACGGTACTTGAATTGGTCAGAAACAAACATAAGAAACAGAGAGAAGCATGAAAGGGTCACAAGAGCCTCGCATAAAGGTCGAGCCGGATCGGATGTCATCAGATGGCAACGATGCGGCTCTTTTAATGGACGAATACGGCTATCAGCTTGATAAATGGCAAAAGGATGTTGTTGATTGCTGGCTTGGACGGTCGGAGTCCGGCAATTACAATGTAACATCCGCCGGGCTGACATTGCCCCGACAGAACGGCAAGAATGTTTGCCTTGAAGCAAGGGAGTTTTACGGACTTGTGGTCAATGGTGAGAGGATACTGCACACGGCTCATCAGGTAAGGACTTCCAAAAAGTCTTTCAGACGATTGGCTGCAATGTTTACGGACAAACGGCATCCAGAAATCACCGACATCGTCCGAAATATCCGATATACCAACGGTGAGGAATGCATCGAACTTGACAACGGCGGAGTTATCGAATTTTCCGCACGGTCCCGGCAGGCGGCCAGAGGTTTTGACGGCATTAGCCTTGTCGTTTTCGATGAGGCTCAGGAACTGACGGATGACCAGATTGAGGCAATCATGGCAACGCTGTCCGCATCGGCAACCGGCACACGACAGCTGATTTACACCGGCACTCCGCCATATCCGGGATGCCCGGGCGAAGTCTTCCGGCGGAGGCGGACGGTCTGTCTCAGCAATCCGGGTACGCACGACAGCTGGCATGAGTGGAGTGTAGCGGCCGACAGCGTGAAAGAGATCCGCATCGATGACACATCCCTTTGGTATGCAACAAATCCGGCATTAGGCATCCGGCTGTCTGAGGAATTCACGGCAGAAGAATTGCGGTCGATGTCTCCTGATGGCTTTGCCAGAGAGCGACTTGGATGGTGGAGTCCTATCTTTGATGTCAAAGAGGGCTATGCGATACAGGCTGATGTCTGGGATGCTTGCAAATCGACAGAGCCAAAGCCGGATGGAAAGACAGCATACGGCATCAAGTTTTCTTCCGATGGTGCGATGGTGTGCCTTTGCGGTGCAACGGTTCCGGTCGCCGGTCCGGCAAGAATCGTGATGATTGACATCCGTCCGACCGGATACGGATTGGGCTGGCTGGCTGACTGGCTCAATCAGCGGTATGAAAAGGCAAGCTGCGTGGTCATTGACGGACGCAACGGTGTGGATGTCCTTATCGAGAAAATTTCACAAGTCTGGAAAATGAAAGGCTCTGTAATCCGTCCTAGGGCTACCGATGTTATAGCGGCCGTAGGAGTGCTTACAGACGCATTGAATGAGAAGACGGTAACTTGGTGGCATGAGCAATTAGAACTCCGGGAAAGTGCCATTACAAGCGTTAAGCGGCCTATTGGCGGCGGATGGGGGTTTGGTGGAGACAATTCGATACCAATTGAAGCCTGTTCGCTGGCTCTTTGGGGTGCAAAAACATCTAAGAGAGATCCAACACGCAAAATGCGGATCGGATGAGGTGTGGAATGAATTTATCCATTGATCCCGGTAGTGTAGCTGGGCTGGGAATCCGTGAGCAGAATATGCTCGATGAATTACTCAGCGTCTATAACTACCATCTGGCAAAAAACTATCAAAAACAGAAGTATTATGAGGGGCATATCTCACTAAACGAGGTCAATCTGGGCATTGCTTTGCCGGACGGCTTCCGAAAGCTTGAGATTGGATGTTCCTGGGGTGCAAAAACTGTCGATGTGCTGGCCGCACGGTCCATGTTTGACGGCTTTGTGGACTCAAACGGAGTCAACGCATCAATCCTTGAACCAATCGTAAGAGATAACAAGCTGATTGCTGAATACTGCAAGGCAGCAAAGGATGAGCTGAAATATGGCTGCACGTTTGCCACGCTTTCAGCAGATAGGCGGATCGGTTGTAAAATCAGGTGGCACAGCCCAATGTCGGCGGCTGGCTTATGGGATGGTGAAAAAGGCAGACTCAAGTGCGGTTTTGCTGTCATTGATTCAGCCCCGGATGATTCAGAGGCAGATGTGTGGACACCGTCATTGATAAATCTGTACACGGATGATGCGATATTTGTCATGAGGCGGACGGAATCCGGTTGGTTTGCCGAAAGAAATCCGCACAGCATGGGGCGGCCGATGATGGAGGCATTTGTTTGGAATGCGACATCTGACAAGCCTTTTGGGCAATCCAGAATCAAAGATCCAATCAGGCGGCTCATCCAGGGGTATGTCAGAACCATTGCAAATGCCACAATCGGCTTGGAATTTGCAACATCCCCACAGAAATATCTTTTGGGCATCACGGATGAACAGTACGATGTTGTCGTGAACCAGAAATTCAAGCAATATGTCGGCTCGATTCTGGCGGCTACTGTGAACCCGGAAACCGGTGCCAATCCGGCATTTGGACAGTTGCCTCAGGGATCTATCACTCCGCACGTTGAGATGATAAGAGTCCTTGCCACACAGTTTTCCGCCGCAACCGGCTTAACTGTGACGGACACGGGTGTGGTCAACGATGCAAATCCGACATCAGCTGATGCCGTGCTGGCTCAGAGCCAGACTTTAATCAGCCTTGCGGAACAGCTGAACACTTCAAACGGCGATTCGCTGAACACGATAGCCCGGATGGCTATGGCGGTGGTAAATAACACATCGCTCGATAAGCTTACGGATGAGCAAAAGGATGTCATCGCACATTTCCGCAATCCGTCACTCCCGAGTGTAGCCGCTTCCGCCGATGCGGCCATCAAAATCGCATCCGTCCGCCAGGGATTTGCCGACACGGATGTTTTTGCTGAAATGGTCGGATTCTCACAAGCGGATATCAGACGGATTAAAGCACAAGAGGCAAGGGCAAGGGGCATGAATGTGCTTGCGGAAGTTGAAACAGAACGATAATGATGATAAAGCCGTGAAAGGTGGCTGAATGAACATATCGCTTAATGAATGGATGGCTTTCACCGACAAGATGACACGGCTATCTAAAACAGCGGCAGAAAAGCTAAAGGATTACATCCGAAAAGGTGGCGGTTATGCCAATATGGATGCTGATGATATCATCGCATACGCAATGGCACTTGTACAGAAGTACGGAGAGGGTGCAGCGGCATTGGCAGCCGTCATGTACGATGCGATTGCAGAACTGAGCGGTGTATCTATCCCATCGGCTGAAGTGGCGGAAACGGCAACGATTGGAGAGGTTGCAAAAAGCATTCTTGGAGCAGCTAACTTTTCTCAGGATGAGGGTTATATTGGAGCATCAGCCGGACGGCTTGTCAAACAGGCTGGAGTCGATACCACACTTAAGAATGCCATCCGTGATGGAGCACAAGTGGCATGGATTCCGCATAGCGATACCTGTGCTTTTTGCATCGCCCTGGCATCGAGAGGCTGGCAAAACGCATCAAAGAATATGTTGAAAAACGGTCATGCAGAACACATACACAGCAATTGCGATTGCACATTTGCGGTGAGGCATGACCCAATGACCCAGGTCGAGGGGTATGACCCAACGGAGTATTTTGCCATGTATTCCTTTGCGGAGGGTAATACATCGAGGGAAAAGATTAATTCGATGAGACGGCAATTCTATGCCGAAAACAAGGAAAAGATAAACGCACAGAAAAGAGATGCCTATGAAAAACGCAAAGAACGAGAGGCATCCACATCAACAGAATTTAATGTCAATTAAGGCAAGTGTAACAGCTTGCCTTTTTTATTGCCAACGTGCGGCTTTAGCACGGATTTATTTACTCTTTGGAGGTACAAATGAGCGAAACTGTGAATCAGGTAATCGAGGATACGGCTCTTGAGCCGTCAGAAAAGACTTTTACGCAGGCAGAGGTCGATGCCATTGTTGGCGATAGGCTTAAGCGTGAAAGGGCAAAGTATGAGGGATTTGATGACTTTAAGGCGAAAGCTGCAAAGTATGACGAAATTGAGGAAGCATCAAAGACCGAATTACAGAAAGCGAACGAAAGGGCAACAGCTTTACAGACAGAGCTGGACAATCTCAAAAAGGCTGAAGCCATTCGCACGATTAGGGAAAGCATAGCCGCCGAAACCGGTGTGCCTGCATCTCTTATTACGGCGGAGGATGAGGAATCCGCAAGGAAGCAGGCAGAGCAGATTATCGAATTTGCGAGACCAGCCGGATATCCAGATGTCCAGGATGGGGGAGAAGTAAGATCTGGAAAGTCAACTACACGGCAGCAGTTTGCTAACTGGTTTGAAAATTTGAGTTAATTATTTACCGGGTGACGATTGGAGTCACTCGCTAACCTGAAAAAGTTACAGGAGGTTTTTATTATGGCACTTACTGGTATTCCTACCAATCGTACAAGCATCGATCTTCCGGTTGATGTATCCAGAGAAATTATTCAGAAAGTCCAGGAGGAATCCGCTGTCATGCGTCTGGCAAGACAGATTGAACTCCCGGGCAGAGGCACGGCAATCAATGTCATCACATCCGATCCCGAGGCATCTTGGGTTGGCGAGACGGTCGCAAAGCCGGTTTCCAATCCTGGGCTTGCAACAAAGGTGATGTCCGCTTATAAGCTGGCTGTCATCGTTCCGTTCTCCAATGAATTCCGCAGAGATGTTGCGGCTCTTTATGATGCAATCGTTCAGCGTATTCCGAGAGCATTAGGACTTAAGTTTGACGCTACTGTCTTCGGTGCTGTGCAGGCTCCTGGATCTAATTTTGACACATTCGCATCCGTAACGGCTCAGAGCCTTGCAACAGATGTCTATGGCGGCCTTGTTGCAGCTGATACCGATATCGCAACGCATGGCGGTATCCTTAACGGCTTTGTTCTGTCTCCGCAGGCAAAGGGCATTCTTCTTGCAGCAACGGATGACAACAAGCGTCCGCTGTTCATCAATAGCGTTGCTGAGGGTGCTATCCCGATGGTTCTTGGTGCAAGGACTCATCTCTCTAAGGGTGCTTATATTGCCGGAACTCCGAACGTGGTCGGCTTTGCCGGTGACTGGACTCAGGCACTTTACGGCACCGTTGAGGGTGTCAAGATTGATTACTCCAGCGATGCAACACTTGTATCCGGCGAGACAACAATCAATCTGTTCCAGCAGAATATGTTTGCCGTGAGAGCGGAAATCGAGGTCGGATTCCGTGCCGACACGACCGTCTTTAACAAGCTTACCGCAACGGCTTGATGATCGAATTCATCAATAAGCTGACTGGCACATCCATGTGGGTCACGGAAGACAGAGCAGAGGAATATAAGGCGGCTGGTCATAAACTGGCCGCCGTTTCTGAGCCTGAGAAGCCCAAAAAGGTGGAATCTGTGCCGAAAAAGCGAGTGACAAAGAAGAAATGAGGTAATTATGGCGGCATATGCAACATATACGGATGTGCAGGCAAGGCTATCCAGACAGCTGTCCGATTCAGAACAGACAATTTGCACGGCATTGCTTGAAGATGCCGCATTGATAATTGACACATTTAATGCTGATGCCGGAGCGGATGCGAAAAAGCTGGTTTCTTGCCGAATGGTCATCCGGGCAATCGGTGACGGTGCAGACAGCATCGTGCCGGTCGGTGCTACACAAGGATCTATGTCCGGGCTGGGATACTCCCAAAGCTGGACGCTTGGGTCATCCGGCAATGCCGCTGCCGGGGAACTGTATCTTGCAAAGCTTGAAAAAGCACTTTTGGGATACGGCAACCGCATCGGCAGCCATAGTCCTGTCGAGGATCTTGTGGAGGTGTCCGAATGAAAGGCACTACTGTTCAGATTATTTTGCAGACACAGACCGGCACGGACACTTTTGGCAATCCGATATACACGGATGTGCCGGAGGATGTCGATGATGTCCTTGTCGGACAGCCCACAACGGATGATGTCAACACATCTGTGAGCCTTTATGGCAAGCGGTGTGACTTTGTTCTGGGCATCCCTAAAGGTGATACGCACGATTGGACGGATGCAAGGGTCATGATTTTTGGAGACTTGTATCAGACAATCGGATATCCGATGAGGGGCATCGATGCCAACATTCCGCTCCGCTGGAATAAAAATGTCAAGGTGATGCGGTATGGCTAAAGTGAAGTTTGAGCGAAACCATCAGGGCATCGGTCAGCTGATGAAAAGCAAGGAAATGATGGCTGTGCTTAGTGGATATGCGGATCGCATTGCCCGTCCAGGGCAAGAAAAAGAGGTCAAGGTGATGGAAACCAGAGCCGTGGCTTATGTTCGCAGCCACAAGAGAGATAATTCGCTATTGAGGCAAATGAAATCATGATAGAAGCGGTTTTACGGACATATCTGAATAGCAAGCTGTCTGTGGATGTATATACGGAAATCCCGGGCGAAAAGCCGGATGAGTACGTTGTCATCGAGAACACAGGAACAAGCCGCAGAAATTGGCTCTATGATTCGCTGATTGCAATCCAGTCCTATAGCACATCTCTTGAAAAGGCGGCCATCCTGGACAAAGCTGTCCGGGCTGCGATGGATGATGCCGTGGGTGTAGATAAAATTGCTGCGGTCAGGCTGAACAGCTTTTATAACTTTACGGAATCCGGCACTCGACAGTATCGGTATCAATCGACATTCGATGTGTCACATTACGATGATTAAGCGAGGTATTAATAATGTCTACAGTTTCAAATGTTACTGCAAGCAAGCCCAAGGTGGCTGGAGCGATTTCGGTTGCACCGATTGGCACAACGCTTCCGACAGATGCGACAACGGCACTTGATGCGGCTTTTGCAAATCTGGGTTACTGTTCAGAGGAAGGGCTGACAAATGCCAATACCAGAAAGTCTGAGGACATCAAGGCATGGGGCGGAGACATCGTCCTGTCGATTCAGAACGAAAAGACGGATACTTTCAGCACCGTGCTGATCGAATCCCTCAACATAGATGTGTTGAAAGAGTTTTTCGGTGCGGACAATGTATCCGGCACTCTTGAAACCGGCATCACGATCAATGTCAACAGCCAGGAACTGACAGAAAAGTCCTGGGCAATCGACATGATTATGAGAAACGGAAATCTCAAGCGTATTGTCATTCCGTCCGGCAAAATCACGGCAACAGAGGACATTACCTATGTTGACAATGAGGTTGTCGGCTATGGCATCACAATCACTTGCTATCCTGATGGTTCCGGCAATACTCACTATGAGTACATTAAGGCATCTTGAGTGAGGTTAGAGAATGAAGACATCAACCGGTTTTGAAATTGAATTAGATCCCAAAAGGCTCGACAACATGGAACTTCTGGAGATACTCCCGAAGCTGTCCCATGTGACGGAGGATTCTGTCCTTGAGGACATGACGCTATTGTCAAAGTTTTTTGTGGTGCTTTTCGGTGAAGATGCAAAGACACGGCTCTATGACCACATCCGCACGGATGACGGTCGAGTGCCGATGTCTGAATTCGGCAGAGAGCTGACGGAAATCTTTCAGACGCTGATGCAGAATCCGCTAAAAAAATAGCCGTCCTTGCCCACATGGTCACGCTGGATGAGGACGCTTTGACTTGTGACTTTGCCGAAACGTATCGGATCTATGATTTCCGCAGCCTGCCGTGTAGGCTTGCCGCCGTGCTGGCTTGCGGACTTCGGGATGACTCCCGGATAAAACTTAAGATGGCTGGACAGAGGGTATCAACGAACACGCTGATAAATGCGGCCTCCGTTGATGCCCTCAATTGGCTTGTCTGGTCAAAGACAGAAGATGCCAAACGGAAAAGAAACCGTCCGAAATCGGTACTGCAGATGTTGCTCGATGAAAAGAGCGAAATCATGACATTTAATACAGCGGACGAGTTTGAAAGACGGAGGGCTGAGATTATAAATGGCAACAGAGTTAGGTAGTGCATTTGTACAAATCGTGCCATCCGCAAGGGGCATCGAGGGTGCAATACAAAAAGAATTAAGCGGAGAGATGTCATCCGCCGGACAGGCTGGAGGACAGCTATATGGTGCGAATCTTGTCAGCACAATAAAGAGGCTGGTGGCCGCTGCCGGAATCGGCATGGCAATCAAAAAGGCTGTCGATGCTGGCGGAGAGATGCAACAGAACCTGGGCGGTACTGAAGCGGTATTCGGAGAATTTGCAAAGCAGATTCAGGATACGGCAAGCGAGGCATACAGAAACATGGGTATGTCCGCATCCGAATATATGGCAACAGCCAACAAGATGGGATCTCTTTTCCAGGGGTCGGGCTTGAGTCAGCAACGGTCCTTGGAGTTAACATCGGCGGCCATGCAAAGAGCGGCTGATGTGGCATCTGTCATGGGCATATCCACAGAACAGGCTATGGAGTCTATTGCCGGTGCCGCAAAGGGCAATTTCACCATGATGGACAACCTTGGTGTTGCGATGAATGCGACAACGCTTAAAGCCTATGCTTTGGAAAAGGGCATAAACTTCAAGTGGGAAACCGCAAGCAATGCCGAAAGGGCAGAGTTGGCAATGCAGATGTTCATGGAAAGGACATCACAGTATGAGTCCAATTTTGCGAGGGAGTCAGAAGAAACATTCACCGGATCATTAGGTGCGATGCAAGCGGCTGTACAGGACTTTATGGCTAATCTGGCTCTTGGGAATGATATCACTCCATCGCTGACGGCTATTATCGGCACGGCACAGACTTTCCTCATAGACAATTTCTTGCCAATGATAGGGAGCATCATTTCGCAGATTCCGACAATTATCGGAACGGCGGCACCGTTAATCATTCAGGCAATCCAGAGTGTTTTTACACAGCTGTCCGGGGCAATCAGCCCTGATGCTCTGAATGCCGGATTAGATGCCATGAAAGGATTTGTGGACGGCTTTGCTTCACAGATACCAGAGTTTTTGGCTCAGGCTTTACCGATGCTTTTGGAGTTTAGCGGAAACCTGAGGTCGAATATCGGAACGATTGTGGATGCTGGTATCGAGATGCTCAAGTCTCTGGTCCAGGGCATCATCAACGGATTCCCTACACTTATTTCCACGGTGCCGCAAATCATCACCAACATTGCCGGAATCATCAACGACAATATGCCAAAGATTCTGAAAGCCGGACTTGATATCATCGTCATGCTGGGCAAGGGCATCATTGATAACATTCCTGTCATAGTCGCAAACATGGGCAATATTGTGCAAGCAATCATATCGGTGGTAATGGCAATGAATTGGCTTGATTTGGGTGTCAAGCTGCTGACAGGCATTGTTAATGGTCTTAAGTCTGTGGCAAGCTTCATCCCGGATTTCTTCAAGGGCTTAATAGAGGGTATCAAAACTAGCTTTAGTGCTGTCGATTGGGGCGGTGTCGGTATGGCTATCATCAAGGGCATTGCTGCCGGGCTGAAAAACGCTGGCGGCATTATCGTTGATGCGGCTAAGAACGCTGCGAAAGCGGCCTTAAATGGTGCAAAAAGCCTTTTGGGAATTCACTCTCCATCAACGGTATTCCGTGATGAGGTCGGTGCAATGATGGCTGAGGGCATGGCTATCGGTTTTGAGGACAACGTGCCTACGGCAGAGATTCAATCCGCATTATCCCCGATGACAACGGTTGTACCTGATGCAATGGGCGGAAGTGCTTACAATTACGGTGGCTTTTCCATCAATGTGTATGGTGCTCCCGGACAGAGCGAGGATGCACTTGCGGATATCATTGAGCAGAAGATTAACAGCAGAATACTGAATAAACAGGCGGTATTTGCATGAGACATTTTTTTTTACTAGACGGCAAGATGTCATCAGATTTCAGCTGCTATGTGGCTACATCGAATATGTTCGATGCCCCGGAGCGAGACATTGAAACGGTCGAGGTGGCTGGTCGTAATGGCACACTTGTTTTTGACAATGGAAGATATCGCAATTTTGAGGGGTCTGTCAATTGCTATATTCCGCTGGAAATGCGGCCGAATGTTGGCGGACTCCGCAGCTGGCTCCTGAATCATCACAGCTATGCAAGGTATGAGGATACTTTGCATCCAGATGAATTTCGGCTTGCGAGATATGCCGGTGGCTTTGAAATTGAGCAATCAGACAGAATAGGGGCGGCCTTTACGCTGAATTTCGATTGCAAGCCCCAGCGTTTCCTCAAGACTGGTGAGCAGACGATTACTGTCACAGATGGCATGGTAATCATGAATCCGACAGAGTACGATGCTTTGCCTCTTTTCAGGATGTATGGAGACGGCTCTCTGACGATAAACGGCAAGACGATTACCGTCACGGACAATGACTCATATATCGATCTTGATTGTGATTTGCAAGATGCATATCGTGGCACCGTTAACATGAATTCACATATATCCCAGACATTCCCAACGATTCCGGGCGGTGTCCACACCATAAATTATAGTGGATTCACATCGGTGACGATGCGGCCTAGGTGGTGGAAGATATGAAACCTATCCTTTTTGATGAAAATGAAACGACATTTACATCCAATGGCATGGGTCGGGTCGATGCTATCTCTTGCATTGTGAAAGAGGAACTCAACGGTATCTATGAGTTAGAGATGGAATATCCGCTTAAGGCACAGCACGGCTCTGAGGTGAAAAATTCCCGGATTCTTGTGGTGAAACCTTATGAGGGAGCAAATCCGCAGGCTTTCAGGATCTACCGGGTGACTACACCCAGGAACGGCAGGGCAACGGCTTATGCCCGGCACATCAGCTATCAGCTGAACTGGATTCCAGTCATGCCTTTTACATATAGTAGCATCGTTGACTTTATTGCGAAAATCAAAAGCTATTCGGCAGTTTCCAATCCTTTCAGCTTTGTAACGGACAAAGCGAGTGCTTTCGGTGGCGGATTTTCAGAGCCGCAAAGCTGCCGTGCAACGCTTGGAGGAACGCAAGGCTCATTCCTTGACTCATATGGCGGAGAGTTTGTCTGGGATAATTATACGGTACGGATTTTAAGCCGTAGAGGCTCTGATAATGGGGTGCGGATAACCTACGGCAAGAATCTCGTTGACGCAACACAAGAGGCAAACATCGAAAGCACATATACGGGAATCTGTCCGTTTTATAAGTCCGAGGATGTTATTGTAACGCTTCCAGAAAAATATATTCTGGCTGACACATCGTCCGATTTTCCATTCCTCAGAGTAAAGCCATTAGATATGTCACAGTATTTCGATGGCACACCAACAGAAGCACAGCTGCGGACGGCCGCCACAAAGTATGTCCGTGATAACAAAATAGGACATCCGGCGGTGAACCTTGATGTGTCTTTTGTGGCTTTGTGGCAAACGGATGAGTATGCGGATGTTGCTCCGCTTGAAAGCGTACAGTTAGGCGATACTGTCACGGTGTTCTTTGAAAAGCTGGGTATTGATGAGCAGGCAAGGGTCATCGGATATGCTTACGATGTGCTGAAAGAGCGGTATACATCCGTCAGCATCGGTGATAAGAAATCGTCTTTTTCCAACACATTTGTGGAACAAGGGCAAGCCGTAGAGGCACAAATCAGCAAGGTATCTACTGATATCTCAAAGTCCACAAGCTGGCTTACAAAGGGTGACGGCTATGTGGTTGCGGTCAAAAATTCGGACGGATCATGGAAAGAACTACTTTTCCTTGATACTCCTGATATTCAGACAGCTACCAGGGTGCTCAGAATCAACGAGAACGGCATCGGTTTTTCAGATAATGGATATAATGGCTCTTACGCACAAGCATGGACTCTTGACGGCACTCTGACGCTTGGAGGCATCAACAACAGCTATGGTACTTTCAAGATATTGGATGCGTCCGGCAACACCATTGGCGAATGGGATAAGGACGGCTTGTCCATCTTGCGTGGAATCATAGACATTGACGGTGCCACCAACGGATATATAACTGTCCGAAACGATGAACAGAATAGAACGGTAACAATATCTGATGGACAAATCGACATGGACGGACCGGAGGGATATGTTATCATGCAAGGCGATTATCTAACATTCGGTAAAAGAGGGTCGGGCTATGAAGTTGTCATTGGTGCTGGTGAAATACTTGCAAAAGCACCGAATGGTGATTCAGTAACAATCCGGGGAAATGAAGCATCAATCGACACGCTACTTGTAAATAAATTCTTTTTCAATGGCAAAGAGTTGGATTTGAGCCGTGGTGTTACGGAAAAAGCTTTTGTCGACGGACAGATCCTTTACTTTGAGAATGGCTTATGCACCATGATAGATGACGGCTGATGAGGGCAAGTAAATGACAAATCAAACGTGTATTCTTAACATGATTCCGTCCGGGGTTATGCCCCGGATATATGCGTCACAGTATGATAAACAGACGAACGCAATAACCTTTTCTTTATATGACGGCATCACTCCGTTCACAATTCCGTCCGGGGCAGCCGTCCTGATCAACGGTACGAAGCCGGACAAAAAAGGCTTTTCGTATTCGGCGGCAAGTTGGTCAGGCAACACGGTCATCTGCAATGTCACTACACAGATGACGGCTGTTGACGGTGAAGTCCTTTGCGAACTCCGCATCAGGACGCAGGCGGATATCATCGGATCGATGAATTTCCTTTTGGTTGTCGAGAAATCGGCACTCAAGGATGACTCCGTCCTGTCCGAAACGCAGATACCCTTAATCGAGCAAGCAATCGAGATTGCGGCCAATCTGGCTGACTATATCCAGACAGCTGTGGATTCGGCAACAACGGCAACGGAGGCGGCGGAAACCGCAACGGCAGCGGCCGAACGGTCAGAGGTTATCAACACCAATGTTGAGGGAATCTATGGCAATCTGACAACGGCAACGGCAGCGGCCAACGCAGCGGCCAACGCAGCCAATGCGGCGGCGGACACGATCGATAATCTTTCAGCAACGGCAACAACGCTGGCGGAGGGAGCAAGTGCAACGGCATCGTATGATTCAGGGACCAGGGTCATCACTTTTGGCATTCCCAGAGGGGCAACCGGACAGAGCGGTGTCTATACGGCAATATCCGGGATGTTTGCGATGTCTGTCGATTCGGCTGGCAATCTGTATGCTCATTGCAACAATGGAGAACTGACGGCGGATAACTTCCGCTACGATTCAGAAACCGGCAACCTTTACTATGTAATTACGGAGGAATGAAATGGCTGATATTTTAATTGGCAATGTAAAAGGGCCGCAAGGTGACCAGGGTGCAACCGGTCCGACCGGAGCAACGGGAACGGCTGCGACAGTAAGCGTTGGGTCGGTATCAACGACAGCATACGGCAATCCGGCTCAGGTAGTGAATGTCGGTGATGAGAATGATGCGATTCTGAATTTCGTTATTCCACAGGGTGCTCCGGGTGCGACAGTTACACAGATGGATAACCTGGCTTTGAATACCATCACAACGGCAACGGATGAGTATCCACAGATCCAGGTAGGTGATACCGGTAAGACGATATTCGGCAAGATTGTCAAATTCTTTCAGGACTTAGTGTCCAATAAAGTGGACACATCGGCGGTGGTCAATAACTTTACCACCACAGAGGCTGGATATGTGGCTGATGCCCGGACCGTGAATGAATTAAAGGAATCTTTATCGACATTGTGGGCATCCACACAGTTTAGCGGAAGCGTTGATGACCGCATCGTAGTTCCAAGAGCGGGTATGTATCTCTGCGAAATTCATGCTAATCCCGCATCATCAACAACGGCACTAAGCTGTAGCATCCACTATAACGGGAATTTGGTTACTCAGCAGACAAGCCTTGGTGATGGTACATCTTATAGTGGTGTATCTCTTTCCGCCATCATTACGGTTACAGATACATCAATCCCGATTATATTTCACGCCTCTGGTGCGGCATCAAATATGTCTTATAACCGATACAATCTTATACGGGTTGGAGATTTGGGGACTCGTCTGTATCCAACATCTCCATAACCTATTGAACCAGATAGACGATGAATCCATCGTATTGTTCACCAGAAGTAACGGCTGTTGCTGTATATACTTTTCCCGTCTGGTCAATATAAATTCGTATAGCTTCACGGTGATCCCTTCTGACCATTACTCCGAAAACAGTCTGTATTGGGTATCCATTGCTTGATGTAAGGAGTACGTCCCATTTTGCCACATTTGATGTAAGTGAAATTGTGAACGACAAAATCCGAAGTTTGCCCATTGATACGGTTATCGGGGTGGACAAAGTGCCAGCCGATGATGTGCAACCGCTTGTTACCCAAGATGGCGATAAAGATTCCTTTCTTGCAATTTAAACCAAATTAATTTAGTTATTTATTTAAACCATTTTATTTCCTTAGGAGGTTTTCAAAATGGATGTATTAAAATTAGCAACAAATTTCCAAATCCCAATCGAGGATGGTGCAAGCCTTGGGTTAATGACTCACATCGCACCGAATGAGGCGGAGGCGATTGCTGTTTGCAACGAACTCACTCCTCTGGCTGTCAGCCATGTTGAATTCCTCCATGACGGACAGATTTCCGGGATCTATGACGATTGTGTTCTAGCTGCACCGGCTACACGGACGGACAACGAGGACGGCACCGTATCTGTCAGCATTTCACTCCGGCAGAAGTCTGATGTCGAAATCAGGCTGGACACCGTTGAGGGAGCAATCGAGGATTTGGGTGCTGCCGTCTCAGAGTTAGCGGAGGTGTAAGATGGGTAGGTTTTACGGATTGAAAATCAAGAACGGTGAGATAAATTCCAAAACCAATGAGCCGTGGACAATTGCCGATGTGCCTGCACTTTGGAGATCCGCCACACAGAGATGGCTTGATGCCAACACTTAACGAGGTAATGCCGATGGATACTCTTATTGCATCAATAATTTCATCCATTATAACTGGTAGCATCACATTGCTTGGGGTCATTATGAGCAATAACAGTAAGCTTGCGGTGATGGAAACAAAGCTTGAGGCACTTACCAGAGAGGTGCGTGAGCATAACAATTATGCCCGGAGAGTGCCGGTCCTTGAAGAACAGATGAAAGTGGTTAATCACAGGATTGATGATTTGGAGCGTAATCATGAGTGAGGAAGAATTGGAAGAAATCATTATTAAAATGATTGATGAGGAATTTAAGAGGCACGATTTATGATTAAAAACATCAAAAAAAGAGAATGGATCTATGCCGCCGGAATCAGGGCGGTGAAGACGGTAGCACAGACGGCAATTGCTACGATTGGCACATCAGCCGTCATGTCTGAGGTTAATTGGCAAATGGTTCTTTCAGCGTCCATTCTGGCTGGCATTCTGTCATTGCTGACAAGCCTTGCCGGACTCCCGGAGGTATCCGATGATTGCTAATTGTGGACATGATGAACAAGGAAAGTATTCTGGCGGCCGTGCCGGAGATCAGAGCAAATCTGAATGGGAAGTGCGGACATGGTACAATCGTCCGTGGGATTGTGTCCTCCGCCATCCGGTCGAGATTGTCCGCAAAGAGATTGCAAGGCTGGCTTGGGAAGCGGCGAAAAACGACATGATCGGGTATGACCAGGGTCAACGCTACACATTCTGGAAACAGCTGGCGATTGCCGGATATCATCCAGAGAATATCCGGGTGGCTTGCGAGACAGATTGCTCCGCCGGGGTGGCCGCCATCGTCAAGGCGGCTGGCTATCTCCTGAACATCAAAGCTTTGCAAGATGTGCCTGAAACAATGTATACTGGCAATGAACGGTCCTTGCTCAAAGCTGCCGGATTTGATGTGCTGACCACAGACAAGTATCTCAATTCGGATCGTTTCCTGTTTGAGGGAGATATTTTGCTTTGTGAGGGACATCATACGGCAATTAATCTGACGGAGGGCTTTGCGACCGAGGCGGATTGGCATTGGGTTTATAGTGGCGGTCAATGGTTTTATCAGGATGAGGACGGTCGAAACACATACGGCTGGAAGCTGATAAAGGAAACCAACGGCACAGCAAAGCATTGGTACTGGTTTGATTCAAAAGGAATAATGGTCACAGAATGGAAAGAGATTGGGAACAAGTGGTACTACTTTGAGCCGTCCGGCAGCCTTGTCGGGGCTTTGTATCGCTCAGATGAAAACGGTGCTCAATCTATATGGTATATTTAGCCCATTGTTCTGCTCCTTTCTTTAAATATAGCCTTTGTCGGTGTCACAGCCGACATCGGCATTGATGGGGAAACCCATCTGATGTCTTCTCTCTATTTGCCCTGGGGCTTATGCTCCAGGGTCTTTTTTTATTGCGGTGGATCGTATTTTGATATATAATTAAAAAGCAAGTTAAAATTACTCGCCGCACAATCTAATTTATCGTAACTACTGAGCATAAGACTTCGGTAAAAACGGACGCAGGCAGCCTTTCGGGGCTGTCTTTTTTTGTGAAAAAAAATATGTGCAATGTGCGTAAAAACTATTGACAAACGCACAATGTGCGTATATACTTAAGGCACAAGATAACAAAAGAGACAACACCAATACAGAGGAGGACATCATGAGAAAACAGTTAGTAGAAGCAATCGCAGAAATCAAGGCAGCATCCGAAAAGGCTTATAGCTACTATGTAAGAGTAAGGGATGACTTCAAGGTCTACCGTATCGGCAATCAGTATTACACGGACGATCCGAACATGGGATTCTATCCGGCAAGTGCAAGCCTTATGGATATCGTGGCAGAACTTGAAATGTACGCAAGATAACTTAATATAAACCGACTCCGGGCGGTATATCCCGGAGAGAAAGAGAGAAGACTATGTTACATCTTAAGAATGGTTTGGTAATCGTAAAGAGCGAGGACAACGGCAACATCTCAGCACGAATCAGCCTCACAAGGAAGACGCTCAAGGACGGCACCGTTAAGTACGCTGTGGTGCTAACGAACATCAGAAGCCGGATGCACACAAGGCTCAAGAGCTTCAGCACAATCTTAGAGGCATGGACGCTTTACAAGAAAATGATGGCGGTTTAAACTTAAAGCCGGGGACGATGCTCTCCGGCAATTTTTTTAAGAGAGGACATTATATGACAATCAGAGAAATTATGGACAAGCATGGCTTGAGCCTGACGGATCTGTCAAAGCGGTTTGGGATACCATATCGGACGGTTCAAAGTTGGGCGGCCAAAGAAGATGATTCTAGCCACCGGCAATGTGCGGATTACATTACCAGGATGATGGACGAAATCCTAAGCAACGATCAGGCAAAGTAGGGAGTAAAACCCCTACTTTTTTTGTTTCATATTTGTTTCATATTTGACGGAATTTTCATGAAATGAACTTGATTTCAGAGGTCAAGAATTTGACATAGATATGTCTGATTTATGGCTAAAAATAAAGGGAAATCCCCAATTGGCGAGAACTTCCCTTGTTATGCGGACGACAGGACTTGAACCTGCACATATTTGGCTAAGATAAAGGCTCAGAGTGCTGTGCGTTTCATACACGTTTCACATTTAATTTTTTTTCAAGCATTTTCTGTGCCTTTTTGGTCTGTCTCTGCATCTCCAAATCAATGACATTGTTATAGTGTTTGTTCATGACATAAGTGGATGACCAGCCTCCGCATTGCTGGACATACCTGGCGGACATCACGGTGAGCATCATGGATGCCCCATAGTGCCTCAAATCGTGGAAGCGGAAGTGCGGTATCTTTGCCTCTTTGACATAGCCTATAAAGCGGTTTGTGAGGTAATCTGGATGCCAGGGGATTATCCGTCCGGTCCCCGGAGGAATCGCATTGATGACGGCATCCGAGACACGCACGGTCCGATATCCGGCGAATGTTTTTGGCTGCTTAATCTCCCATGTGTTCTGGTTTGTTTTGACAAGGCTTTTGTCGATGGTGATGTTGTTGCCGTCTATGTCATCATAGGTCAAAGCACAGATTTCCCCTCTCCGAGCCGGGATATAGATTGCCAGGAGGATTGCTATTTCCATGTAAGCATCGTTTTTGCTCTGCACCAAATTCAGCAATGCCTTGATGTCTTTTTCGTCCGGGCAATAGGATTTCGGCGGCAATGCCTGCGGAAGTGTAGTCCTGATCCGGAGATCAGGGGCATACACCGACAACACTCCCATCAGGAAACCGTGACAATTTCGGACGGTTTTAGGATGATGGTCGATGGCGATTGCTGATATCCAACGCTGGACGATTGGTGTGGTAAGCTTGTCAATCTGAAAGCTTCCTATCGGATTATTCTTGATGTGGTTGCGGACTACTCCCTCATAAAAACGGACGGTCGATGGAGACAGAACATTTCTCTTTAAATCTATATAGCCCTCAGAAGCCTCAAAAACGGTGCATTTAGCCGTCTGTCCTTTTCCTCTTGTTGTCATCCATTGATTTACTGCGGTGCGGATTTCTGTCTTCGTAGCGGCCGTAAACGACTTATAATGTGCCTTGCCGTCCGCATCGGTGTAATCATACTTCCGCAGATTCCAATTGCCGGACGGTAGTTTTTTGAATTTCTCCATCACTGCCTCCTGTTCATTATTTCTAATGTTTTCAGAAATGCCTCAATGAATTTATCACGTTCCTCTTTCGGCATGATTCCACCAGCACAAAGCACAAGCCGCCTGATGTTTGTATCACGGATGTACTCTTGGATAAGCCGGTCCTCATCGGTTTCCTCCGGCATCTGCATGGTAATAAGCGTTGCCGGATCTAAACGCAATGCCCGTGCTATCTTCACTATCTGTTTTTGAGGCACATCCCGGCTGCCGGATTCGATTCGGCTGATCGTGGTGCTGGAAGTGTAGCCGAGCATCGCTGCTAGTTCTTCCTGGGTGATGTCTAACTCTTTTCTCCTATTCCTTATGATTTCACCAAATGTTGGCATAAATTTGTCCTCCCCTTGTGATGGTGTGAGCAATGTTATTGTAGCATCAATATGACCCAAAGTAAAATTATTTTTACGAATTCGGAAATTACACTTGACTCATAGGCAGCTTGATGTTATTCTATCGACATGACTCAGAGTCATATTTTCAAGGAAAGGGGGTACAGGCTGTGACAAACAGAACGGCATTGGAAAACAAGGTCAAAGAGTCCGGGTATAGGTTGGATTACATCTGTGAAAAGCTAGGTATAACAAGGCAGGCATGGCTCAACAAGTTGAAAAACATCAACGAGTTTAAACAGAGCGAGATTGCGAAGCTGTCCGAGTTACTGAAGCTTACGCACGATGAAATCAACCTTATTTTTTTTGACTTTGGACATGACTTAAAGTCATAAAAATGGGCGGATTTTATGACGAAATTCCGCTGATGATTAACAGAGCCTGCCGATTGCATGGGCTGACAAAAGCGGAATTGGGAAAACGGCTGGGATATAGCCCGGAAACAATCAGCCGTCTGGGAAACGGTAACAACATAGACGGAATGCCATTAAGCAAGCTGATGCTCCTGATGGATCTGTCGCAATGCGAATACGAATGGAGGAGACAATGACAGAGAAGATTATCGACAGATGCATGACGGTGCTGCTTATCTGGTGGATTTTGATGCTGCTTAAGGCTGCGGTAATCATGTTTTTTTGAGAGGAGAGAGACAGATGCTAATCGGAAAAGTTAATTTGTCCGCTTTATCGCCGGAAACCGACTTGCAAGAGTTATGGCAATTGAGCGGCCGTGTGGATGCATTGCACGGATACATCGACCGTGTGGTGACCACCAGAAAAAAACACAAGGACATCTATTCGGATGTGCTTTCGCCAGAGCTGATGGAGGTGTGCTATCTGATGGGCTTTTATGATTTGGTGAAAGAGGAGGGAGACAATGACAACACTTTATGATTTGACAGGCGAATGGCTGACGCTGATGGAGATGCTGGAAGACCCCAATGCCGACCCGACTGCCATTCAGGACACGCTTGAGGGCATTGAGGGCGAAATCGAGGACAAGGCAGACGGCTATGCAAAGATTATCCGACAGCTGATTTCGGACGGCAAGGTTATCGAGGCTGAGGAAAAGCGTCTCTATGACAGACGGCAGAGCATCAACAACAATGTGAAGTACATGAAGCAGAGACTGGAAGATGCGATGCGGATCACCGGCAAAACCAAATTCAAGACTACACTTTTCAGCTTCGGCATCCAGAAAAATCCGGTCAGCGTGGTAATCGACAAACCGGCGGATGTCCCGAAAAACTTCTGGATTCCGCAAGAGCCGAAATTCGACAAAGCCGGGCTGAAAGATTTTCTCATCAATAACACTTGCGATTTCGCTCATTTAGAGCAGACAGAATCGCTTCGCATTAGATAAGGGAGGCAGACATGGCAATCTTAGTAATGGTTTACGGACAGAGTGGCACCGGCAAGTCCACCAGCCTCCGCAATTTTGAGCCGGAGGATGTGTCAATCATCAACGTGTCCGGCAAGCCGCTTCCGTTTAAGAAGAAACTTCCGACAGCCAACACGGACAGCTATATAAACATCTTGAAAGGGCTGCCAAAAATTACGACACCGTCCATCGTTATCGATGATGCCACATACCTGATGGTGAATGCCTTTATGCGACAGGCAAAGACACCAGGGTATCAGAAATACACGGACATGGCTTTCGATTTCAACAACCTGATCGATTATGCCGGACAGATGCCGGATGACAGAATCATCTATTTCATGGGGCATTCCGACATGGCGGATGACGGACGGGAACATTTCAAGACAATCGGAAAGATGCTTGATAACTATGTAACCCTTGAGGGCAAATTCACTATCGTCCTCAAGACCGTGGTTAAGGATGGACAGTATCTTTTCAGCACACAGAACAACGGACAGGACACCGTGAAAAGCCCTATGGACTTATTCCCGGCTGTCTTGATTCCAAACGATTTAAAAGCTGTTGACGATGCCATAAGAGCATTCTACGGCATCACAAAGGAGGGCAATAATGAGAGCGTGGAGTGATTACGACAAGACGCAGGCTTATGGTGATTTCCGCAAGCTGCCGAAAGGCGGATATGTGCTGAAAATCCTTGATGCGAGGATGGACAGAGCCAGAAACGGCAATTCGTTCATTGCGGTATCATGCGACATCGCAGAGGGTGAATACAAGGGCTTTTTCATGGATAAGTGGAATAACGACACCAGGGAGGACAGAACCTGGGGATGTGTCGGTCAGGTGTGGGAGCCGCTTGATGACGGATCGGAAAAGGACGGCTGGACGAAAAAAGCTTTCAAGACATTCATGGTGGCGGTCGAGGATTCCAACGATGGTTACCATTGGGATTGGGATGAGCGGAAGCTTAAGGATAAGCTTGTCGGCGGCCTTTTCCACATTTCACAGTTTATCGGCACAGACGGCAATGTGCATGAAACGGTCAAGCTGAAGTCATGGACTACTGTCGAGAATATCCGGTCCGGCAATTATGAGTTGCCAAAGGACAAGCTGGTCGAGACATCCACAGCGGCACCGGCATCATCCGGCGGTATGAATGAGGGATTCATGGAGATCCCGGATTCAGCCGATGATAACGGACTCCCATTCAAGTAATGGATATTTTTGAGCAGAAAAAAACTCTGAACAGCCTCCGGGTGATTCACGACACAAGGGAGCAACAGACCGAAAGGGCAATGAAGCGGTATGCCTCATTCGGTGTGCCACATGAAAAAGGCACTCTGAATTATGGAGACTATACATTCAATGCGGATTTGCCCTCAGGCACTCCCATATACAAGACGGATGAGACAATATCGCCGTGTGTCGTGGTCGAGCGGAAGATGAACATTGATGAGTTGGCCGCCTGTTTCGGTACTGGACGAAAGCGGTTTGAGAGGGAATTTCAAAGGGCAGCAGAACACGGAGCACGAATCTATTTGCTCATTGAAAATGCATCTTATGAAAAGATCCTGACGCACAGATACCGGAGCAGGCTACACCCGGCGGCATTGATCGCATCGCTTTTTGCCTGGAGCATTCGCTACCAGATGATACCAATCATGTGCAAAGAGGAAACATCCGGGAGGCTGATTCACGAAATCTTGTTCAGAGAGTTAAAAGAGCGTATTGAGAATGGAGAGTTTGGCTGATGGGATTTTTCAAAGTAGACAGACAGATATTTGACCATTGGCTGTGGGAGGATAAGCCTTTTTCAAAAGGTCAGGCATGGATAGATTTGATTGGCATGGCGAATTATGAGGATACCAAAGCCCCATACAAGAATAAGGTAATCGATTGCAAGCGTGGGAATGTGTACAGATCCATCTCATATCTTGCAAGGCGGTGGGGATGGAGTAGGGATAAGACACGCTACTATCTTTCCCTACTCGAATCCGACAACATGATTCGCATAAATGCCACAACGAATCAGACAACGATAACCATAGTAAATTATGGGAAATATCAAGATTTGCCCCCAACGAATCGACAGAAAACCAGTCAACGAGCCAGTCAACGAATCGACAGCGAACCAGTCAACGAAATAAGAAGAATAAAGAAGAATAAAGAAATTAAAGAAGGGGGAAACCCCACCGATGACGAATTGCTCAGGAATCTGATTGAGCGGAATCGGAGGCAGGCAAATGGATGAGCGTCAATTTATGCGGATCAAGCAGAGGCTCAATTGCATCTGGGCAGACTTGATGAACACACAGCCAGCTTTCAATGCGTGGTTCGATACGTTTCGGAATTACGATTTCGATTTGGTCGAAAAGGCAACCATCAAATACATTGCCGAAAACCGATTTAAGCCTACTCCTGGTGACATCATGATGCAGATTCAATCCGCAAAGGCAGACAGAAGCCGGGCATATCGGCGGTTTGTGCCTCAGTACGAAACATTGCCGGACGGCAGACAGGTGAGAGTCATCAAATGCAAACGGTGCCGGGACACGGGCTTGATAACATGGCGGGACAATGACCAATGCCTTTGGGGGCATAAATGCGATTGTGAAGCCGCAAGGACATATTACGGTGTGGGGGAGGATAAAGATGCCGGGAATCAAGAGAGATGAGTACACAAGCGGTGACTGGAGGCGGATAAGCCGGGAGAAGAACAGACCAAAGCCAGCGGTGAGTCTGGCAGAGGAGGCTGCCGAAGCAAAAAAGCTGGGCATCTCATATGGCACTTATATGGGATATAAGCAGACCGGATATCTTGAGGAATTCATCCGCAGGCAGAAAAAGGCAAAGCTTAGGGAGGCTTTGGGAGAGCGTTTAAACATCATCGGTTCAAATATCATTGGAGGAACATAAATGAGACAGAGGAAAAAGATCGATATTGTCATGGCGGCCGTCAGCATGGTTATTGCCCTAGTGCTTGTCCTAATGTCAGCATCGGCGGCAAGGGCTGAAGTGGTCGAGGTTGGTATTGCTCCGGGCATGGAGTATGTCGGCAATCCGTATCAGACCATAGAGATGACGGATACGGAGTATAACGAGTTGCTTTGGGTGCTTGCCTTGGAAGCACAGACAGAGGGGCAAAAAGGCATCGAATGCTGTTGTGAGGTGGTATTCAACAGAGTGCTGTCCAGAAACAATTGGGGCGGCACCGTGCATGGAGTCTTGTCTCAAAAAGGACAGTTCAGCACTTATAAGCGAATCGGCAAGAAATCAGCATGGACCGTTCCGGGAGAACTGGAAAAAGCGGCCGTTGCAGCTGTCCTGGCAAACGGTCCTACACATCTGCCGGATATGTCTTACGTTTACTTCGACACCGGAAAAAAGAACGGCAAGCGAAACATCAGAATCGGCGGCCATTGGTTTGGGGCTGAATAGTAGAAAATAGGGAGGCAATCATGGGAGTGAATTTAATAGATATCGACAAGGCAAAAGTCTGTGCCGCATTAAAGGCAAAGAATCTTACACAGTATTCAGTATCAGAAAAAATGGGATATGAAAAGACATGGGTCAGCGTGACATTGCGTAAAGGTAAGATGCCGAAATCATCCCTGAAGCTTTTGTCCATGATTCTGGATGTGCCTGAATCGGATCTGCTGCCGGACAGAGAGCCAAAGGAAGAACCTAAAGCTGTTGTCAGCAATTCTGGGAGCAATGACGATTTAATCCGTCTCTTAAGAGAAATCGAGCGAAATCAGCGTGAGATGCTGAAAGCCATCAATCTTATCAAGCTGGATGCGGCCACAATGCGGTTTGCCGGAGAAGAACGTGACAAGACGATTGGATACATCCACAAGACCCTGGGTGATTTTGTGGGGCTGTTTGAAGACAAGGAAGCGAAGATATGAAACATTATGGCGATATCACAAATATAAGCGGATATGATGTCGAGCCTGTCGATGTTATCTGTGGAGGGAGTCCATGTCAGGATTTATCCGTTGCCGGACTCCGCAAAGGCTTGTCCGGGGACCGGTCCTCGCTGTTTCTTGAGCAGATCCGCATCATAAAGGAGATGAGAGACAATGACAGAAGAAAAGGAATACCAGCTTACCTTTGCAGACCTCGGATATGCATTTGGGAAAATGTCACAGGAGCATTCAGTTCGGCAGGCGGAAACGATTTCCATGCCGTCCTCCAAAAATTCGCAGAAATCGCAGACCCAGATGCCGTTATTCCTCGATTTGAGGACCGGGGGGGGCGGTGGACAAAAGCCGGATGTATCGTGGCAAATGGGTGGAGCATTGCTTGGAGAGTACACGATGGACAGTTTTGGGGAATCCAGCAGACAATTGACGGACGAGTGCTCAATCCCGGCACTCCACAGCGAAGAAAGCGTATCTCGCTTGTCGCAGATTTTGGAGGACAATGTGCCGGAAAAGTATTATTTGAGCAAAAAGGCTTGCGAGGGGATTCTGAGACGAGCGGAAAAACGTGGGAAGACGCTGCCGAAATTGCTCGAAATAGCACTCAAGATGCAAGCCGGGCTTATACCCTCAAGGTTCGGGGGGGGGCGAGAAATTGACAGCCTTGGAAAACGAGCCGGAAAGGGAGCGTTGATTCAGACGGAAAAATCCGGCACGTTGGGAGTGAGTCAAGATCAGACCCTGATCACGGCGGAGCTACACCCAGGCTCTTACCAGAATGTCACAGGTCCGCTGATGGCAAGCGGTTACGATAAGCTTGGAACGCAAGAGGCTCAGAATGATATGTTCGTTGTCGATACATATTGCATGGATGTCGGATGGCTGGACACGCAGACGGACAAAGTGCCGACACTACTGTCGAGACAGTACAAAGACCCGCCAATCATTGCAGAGAATCATGTGTTTGATGGCAGCCGGAGGCATAACTGTGAGGAATTCGGTGATGTAAGCGAAACGGTGCAGGCTCATTACGGCACCGGCGGTAACAACCAGCCAATAGTGGTTCACAAAGAGCAAGAGCCTATATGCATCGAAATGACAAGCACAAAGAACACCATCATTGAGGACGGCATTTCACCAACATTAACAGCCCGGATGGGGACCGGAGGCAACCAGGTTAATGCGGTTTTGGAAAAGACCGGTATCAATTGGGATGGTTCGGATGTGTCACCGACATTGACGGTCCACAATGCGGCCGGTCAGCAGAGGATGCCGGACAAGGAAAACTTTAATGCGGTCATCACAGCTGTGGATTGCCAGAACTCGACAGAGTCAGCTGATGTCAACGGCACTTTGCAGGCAAGGGCTGGCGGAAACCTTAACAGCAACAATGTGTGCCGGATCGGACTTGTGGTTAGACGGCTGACTCCGGGAGAGTGTGAGGTGCTTCAGGGATTTCCAAAAGGCTGGACGGACATTGGGGAATGGACGGACACCAAAGGAAAGAAGCATAAGCCATCCGATGCGGCCCGATACAAAGCTTTGGGCAACAGTATTTGCCTCCCATACTGGAAAGTTCTTGCGAGACGGATATCCGCACTCTATGACAGAGATATCACAATGGCAAGCCTTTTTGACGGCATTGGGGGATTCCCGCTGGCTTTTGAGTCTTGCGGCGGTCATGCCATCTGGGCATCAGAAATCGAGGAATTCCCAATTGCTGTCACAAAGCTGAGATTCCCGGAGGAATAACTATGACAGACAGAGAGAAGATTATCAATGAAATATCCAATGTCCTTTTGATGCATGGATGCTTATCAGAGGAAATTATCAGCCGGATCTATATAGTGCTTGATGACTATCTGTTCATCGCAGATTTGTTGCTTCTCGATATCGCAGAAACGTTGTCGCAGATGACAGAAAGGAAAGACGATGGGCAGACCAATTGACGAAGATTCAGCAATTGACATTGTGACGTATGAATGCGGCGAATGGGCAGGCTTGGCGAAAGAAATCGTGAAGCAAATAAAGGCGCTTCCATCCGCAGAACCGCAGATTATTCGATGCAGAGAATGCATTCATGCCGAAGATGAAGGGACATTCTTGTGGTGTCCTGTGATTGGCACGACAAGAATGGAGGCAGACGATTTTTGCTCTTATGCAGAAAGGAAAGAGGATGAGCCTGATTGATAAAGAACTTGCAGGTGAGGTTGCCGAAGCCACGAACGGAAAATCAAGGGAAGAACTCATACGCCTGATTGAAAAGCAAGCTGTTATCATTAAACAGCTTCGCAGTTCAACTAGTTCCAAAACGGAACAAATTGATTGCATCAGCAGACAGGCGGTTGAGCTAAGGATAAATGAGTTTCTCACAAATGAAACATATACGGAAGGAATGCTAATAGATGACATTCATAACTTGCCATCAAACTTGCCATCGGCAGAGCCGGATAGGGAAAAAGGACGATGGATTCCAGTATCTTGCAAGCGTAGATTAGGCGAATGTGGCATTTTAATAAAAGAGTATGTCGAAACATCTGACCAGTACGATGTTGTTGCCGTCAAATGCAGTAAATGCGGTGAAGTGTTCGACTTTGACGATGCACGGTACTTCTGCTCTCAATGCGGCGCTGATATGAGGGAAGCGAATGAAAGCTATACCACTTGAACTGAAAGAAGCAAATGCCTATATAGAGATGCACCACAGACATCATTCTGCGGTTATCAGGGATAAATTCCGAATTGGATGCGAAAAGGACGGCAAGTTGGTCGGTGTTGTCTCTGTTGGTAGACCTTTGGCAAGGCATCTTGATGACGGCAAAACCCTTGAGGTCTTACGGTTATGCACAGATGAAAGCAGAAATGTGTGCAGCTTTCTGTATAGCAGAGCGGCAAGGATTGCAAAGGAAATGGGATACGAAAGGATAATCACATATATCCTTGAATCAGAAAACGGGGCAAGCTTAAAGGCTTCTGGATGGCATTTGGATGCCGATGGTGTCGGTGGGGGTTCTTGGAGTGTACCAAGCAGACCCAGAGAAGAATACACACAGATGAATCTTTTTACAGACCGAGACAAGAAGTATCCGACAGGGAAGAAGAAGAGATGGATTAAGGATTTAAGGGAAGGAGAAAATGAATGACAGGGTTAAAGCCGTGCCCGTTCTGCGGTGGAAAAGCTGTTTTGAGTCATAAAACAGAATGGGATGAAAAATGTTCATATGTATACTGTACCACTTGTTCAAGTCGAATCGCAGGAGTACAGGTATCAAGTGAATACAGTAGCGATGAAAGAGCGGTAAAAGCATGGAACAGAAGGGAAGGAGAAAAGAATGCGGACAGTTGATGCAGGTGAGATAGTATTAAGGATTAAACCACTTATTGAAGCAGAACGTCAGATATACAACTTAAAAGCATCATGGAAGTTTGCTGAAAAGTGCTTGGCGGTTGTTGAAAGCACTCCGACAGTATCTGCGGAACCACAATGGATTCCGGTTTCAGAAAGATTACCAGAAGCATTGCAGAACGTGATTGTCACAAGCGACAGAGGATATGTTTATACAAGCAGAATCGTTTCAGGCGAATTCGAGTATGGCGGAAATGTTGTCGCTTGGATGCCATTACCGAAGCCATACAAGAAAGAGGGTGATCAGAATGATGACACTTGAAGAAGCGATTCAGCATTGCCGAGAAAAAGCAAACGGCTCTTGCGCCTGTGCGGACGATCACAGACAGCTTGCCGAATGGCTGCTTGAACTCGTTGATTTAAGGGAAAAGACGGAAATCGTTTTTTGCAAGGATTGCCGGAAGCATAACCTGAGCGTGGATGATACGCAGGATTATGCAAATGCTTGTCCGCTGGTCGAGTACAGAGGCAAAGCCATGGGGCATGAATTTGATTATCAGTATTGTGCTTACGGAAAGCGGAAAGGGAAATCATGCCAGACTACGACATCTTAGAAATCATTAAAGCGGTAATAGAACGCAAAGAGGCAGACGGATGCATGGGCTGTGCCTTTGATGACAGAGAAGAGTGGGAAGAGCCGTGCAGTAAATGCTGCCGAAACTGTAAGGACTATTGGAGGGCAAAATGATATGCCCATATTGCGGATCACAAAACGGCAGAATCCTCGACAGCCGGGAAAGACCGGACGGCACCGTGTACCGGCGGCGGATTTGCTACACTTGCGGCCGGAGATTTTCAACCAGGGAGATTTTTTGGAAAACAAGAAATGAAAGCAAAAATCTATCTATCAAAAATCGAGATAATAGAGAGACGCATCAAACGCAACAATGAACGCATAGCATATCTCCGGGCATTGGCGGACGGCATGAAAGGGGTGCGATATGACACAGACCCGGTCCAGACATCCCCATCTGACATGATGTCTTTGAGAATAGGGGAAATTGTGGATCTTGAAAGGCTCAATGCTGACGAAACTGTCCGGCTGGAAAAGGTAAAAGAGGAAATCATCAGTAAAATAGAAATGATTGATGATGCTGATGCTGAGGATGTTCTTTTCTATCATTGGGTAGAGCATAGGTCATTCCAGGCAATTGCTGAAATGATTCCGTGCAGCCTCCGCAATGTCCATTACATACACGGCAGAGGATTGGCAAAACTGACAGAAGTCCTCAACAGATAACACAGATATCTTTCATTGTTTTGCACTATGGGGGTGTGATATAAAGGTATTGTGAAAAAGCTTGATACTTTTCATGTTGTGTATCTGTATTATCCTCCCAGATGATGATTGTTTTCGCAAGGCGGCCTGATATTATCCCACATATCAGGTCGTTTTGCGTATGCGGATATATGTATAACCCAAGGCAAAGCAACGGCAATCTCCGCCGTAAATACAGAGCAAGATTTAAGGCAATGAATGCCCCATGCGGTATATGCCACGGACGGCTGGGTGAGATCCATTATGACGAACCCTCAGATGCAAAGCATCCGTTATCTTTTGTCATTGATGAGATAAAGCCTGTCAGCAAGTGGAAGCTGTTCGGCTATTCAAGCCCTCAAGCGGCGGCCCAGGATTGGAGCAATCTTCAGGCGGCCCATTACTGTTGCAATCAGGCAAAAGGTGCAAAGCTTGACTATAAAGGTACGGTGGTCGTGCCGAAAATTTCGCCTCCGCTGGACGGAGTCTGGTAAAAAAATTCGGTTTCCGGGCATCATGCCTGCCGGTGCCTTGAGGGGTGGGAGGGTGACCCTGGCTACCCTCTGGCACT